AGCATCAATTCTAACTTTTCCACCACTTCTATTTAACGTTACTTGTAAAAGTGTACCTATATGATTTTCCCACGCTGATAGGTGGTTATTAAAATCATTATTAGGCAACCCACCAGTTGATCCTCCTGAAAAACTATTGATAGTTTTGATATCAATTGCTTTAACTCCTATCGGTACAGTTACAGCCTCATCCTTGATCTTTAGAGTATCAATTGCGCCATCTTCAATATTCGCAGTTTTGACTTTAATTGTTCCCAAGTCCGCACTAATAACACTTAAGTTTTCTGCCCAGATCCGATTGGCATTGATATATCCAAAACTACCATTATCGACATACAAACCACGCGGAATAACAGTGCCATTTGGCAAAGTCACTGGCTTATTTTGCAGTGTCATTAATGGCTTTGGCTCTATACCGTCAATACCCACAGGTGTGCCAAATTGGATGCAATCATAGTTAAAAATGAAAGTAGAAGTCGTACCATCATTCATTGATCCATGACCAGAAACATGGCCATTTACATCGAACTTTGTAAACTGCTGAGCATAGATGCCATCAACACTTTCACTGACATTTTGAATAGACGCACTATTCTCACCGACTTTTGTATTTAACGTTTCCGTTACTTTAATCGTTGAAGAAATAGCACTTGAATTTGCCTCGAGCTGGCGCTTGAATACGGCATTGTTCTCATTCATCTGAGCAGAAAGCTGTTCAGTAAGTTTAGCTTGGGCCAAATCGCCTTCAATACGTGCAGATTGCTCTGACCATACGCCTGCATAACCTCCTTCATTTCCGATTAAGTCAGATTCAGAGCCAATTAAAGGTGGATTTAACTGAGCATAAACACCGTCAATACGGGTAGTCTGAGCTATGATCTTGTTATCAACATCTTTAATGTCTGACTTAACTTGAACAATGTCACCCGTAGTGGCTTTGTCTTTCAACTCAATATTGATGTTCTTGATAGCTTCAATGTTTGCTGACGATTGATCGACACCCAGTTTTGCAGTATCTCGAACTGCCGCAAGAGCACTATCATTGCTGGCAATATAGTTATCAACCTTTTGGACTGTAACCTTATCGCCATCAATGCGCGCTTGCACTTCTTGCCGTGTATAAGCTTGTAAATCCCCCAATTCTGCAGTGGTCGAATCAACTCGCTTACTTACAGCAAGATCACCCTCAATACGCGCCGATTGCTCTGACCAGACACCCGCATAACCTCCTTCATTACCTACCAATTCAGATTCTGAACCAATCAAAGGCGGGTTGAGTTGAGCGTAAACACCGTCAATACGAGTTGTTTGAGCAGTGATCTTATTATCAACGTCTCTCACATCAGATTTGACTTGCTCCAGTGCACCAGTGCTTGCCTTGCCCCCCAAATCGACTTTAATAGACTGGATCTGCTCTGCATTGGCAGCTGATTGAGAAGCTGCTGCACTCGATTGAGATAATGCGGTTGCTGCATTCGTTTTCGCTTCATTCGCATTAGCTGCTGCACCATTTGCCGTATTAACTGCATTACTTGCAGTTGAACTTGCTGCAGATGCTTCTGCATGTGCTTGTTGTGCAATCGATGCCGCTGAATCAGCTTGTGATACGGCTATTTCGGCTTTGCTTATCGCACTTGCTGCATTCTGCTTTGCTTCACTTGCATCTGTTGCAGCTATATTCACACGACAGTCGAGTGCAGTTAAAGCCTGAGCATTACTTTCAGACTTAGACACGGCTGATTCAGCACTTTGTCGAACATTCGCAAGAGCCTGATCATTACTTGCACTGTAATCAGTTAGAGCTTTAGCAATAACTTTGTCGCCCTCAATACGCGCAATTTGCTCTGAATTTATGCTTGCAGCATTTTGATTTATAGAAACAATTACTTGATCTGTACGTTTTGCTTGTAATAAATCTCCTTCTTGTACAGCAGATAAAATTGACCAGACACCCGCATAACCACCATCATTGCCGATTAATTCAGATTCTGAGCCAATCAACGCTGGTTTAGTTACGACCTCAACACCTGTTACACGTTCAGCCAATGCTTTATCTGCATCAATTCGCGCATTACTTTCATTTGTAACTAGTGCGCGAGTTTGAACATCATTTTCAACTGACTCAGCTCTCACTGTTTCAATTAATAATGCATTTGCAGAGTCAGCATCAGCACGGGCTATTGCTTCCTGTTGTATTGCTGCTGCATTATCGCCAGCTTGTGCAACCACAGTATCAATTCTTTGACCCAATGCACTATCAGCATCAGTTCTTGCCTTTTCCTCACGTTGAATTGCGGCTGCATTATCTGAAGAACTAGCACTAACCGCTTCAATTCTCTGAGAGAGATGTTCATCACCTTCAATACGCTCTTCTTTTTCAGAAGTAATAGCCGTATCACGCAACTTTGCTTCTGCAAGAATTGCAGCTTCACGTGCCTTTTGTTCTGAAAAATCAGCATTAATCCTGTCTTGAACTTCCTGAGCTATCAACTGATTTGTTGAATCAATATCTTTGATTCGCGCATCGCGTTCTAACGTAAGGTTATTGTTTGCTTGATCTACAGCCTGCTGAACAGAGTCTTTACGGTCTTTAACTTCTTGCGAAATTTGGTCTTTGGTATTCTTGATGTCCTGCTTAATCTCAGGAATCTGAACATCAATAGTCTCAATTTGATCAATCTTAGTTTTTAAATCCTGACTAAGTTGAGTTTCACTGATTTGATCATTTAAGAGCTCAAGAACATCTGTAGCATCGGCAGAAGTTGTCGCATGAGTCCAATCCGACCATGGCCCAATATTTCCGATTCTATCAATCAAACGCCCTCTATAAAATTGCGTAAGATTTGGCTGCAAGCCTTGAATCGCATGTGTGGTAGTTGGATAAGCGAATAAGCCCAATTGAGCAATGTTGCTGGTACCATCCGGTGAAACTTGAATCTCGGTATAAGCTGTATCTAGAGCACCAGTTGCAGGAAAGCCCCAATCAAGTTTTATACCAAATAAGATTCCTGTCGCTTGGATAAATGCCAATTTTGGCGGTAAACCTTGCTTTCCAGAAAGTTCAGTCAAAGTTGAATAAACTGGTAAAGAAGCAATCTCAAATGCTGAAATTGCTGTTACTCGTGCTTGATATTGACCAGCATAAATACCAGGAACTTCGACTGAGTTGTTGCCAGTAATTGGTAACTTAATCCAACTACCATCATCTTTACGCCACTCAACCTGATACTTAACTGCACCTTTTGCTTGCGCCCAAGATACTATCATTGTTGCTACATTGATGCCCTGATCAACTCTGCTTTCACTAGTAACAACGACATCTGTTACAGGATCCTGAATTGTTGGGTTCACAATCGAAATCGGAACTTCATCAAAATAAGCACCCTTGTCAATGGCATCGAACTTGGCTGGATTATATTGAAGTGCAGTAACTGAAAATTGATGATGCTCATCTTGGGTAATAGAAATCACTCGAAACTTCATTGTTGCTAAATCTTGGGCATCTATAACCCATACATTTTGAGCGGCAATAGCATCAAACTCATGAGTAACAGTAACCACTCGACCCGAGATCGATTGAACAATTCGAGTTTGAGCTTTGCCATCCTCGCCATTAATAATCAGCCTGTCACCGGCAACTGCGACCACATCATCACGGTCAAGCGTAATGCTTTTACGATCTGCTGAAATAGCTGATACACGACCACCATTTGCACGACCTGCAAATAAAGGATCAGCAACTTCAATCACTTTCCCCGGCAATGGTATATAACCGTCCAGACCAACCTTGAAAGACACAGTACGTGTTTCAAGTTGCTCAGACTTTAATGCCCACCAGCCTGCTCGCTGCGCTTGTCCTCGCGAAGTGCATCCCCAAGCTTCTATTTCTAAAATACGAACTTGGCCCGCTTCAGCAATTGCTTTCTCATCGCGAACAAACTCATATTCGGTTTTGTAGTGATTAGCCGGGTTATCCCATGCAATTTTTACAACATTGTGCCTGTCTCGAGCACGAGTACCTGCATATTCAAAATTGCCATCAATAACATTAGCCCGGGTATAAGTGAAGTAAGTATCTTGAGGAATATCCGCATCACAAATAATGCTATTGCCATCCCAAAATGTGATGGCACGGAATACACCTGCTAACTTAGTTAAAATTTCAAAGGCACCTTCGGCACTCTGAAGATAAACGTTACAAGTAAAGCGTGGTTCTTGACCGCCCAACCCATCCGGCACCATTTGGTCACAGTATTGTGCTAAACGATATAAAGACCACTTATCAACCATTAGCGGGGTTAAGCGGTCACCCAAAGCATAACGGTCTACTGTGCATATATCGTAATATATCCAAGCCGGGTTATTAGAATATGCCTCTTTGAAAGTACCGTCCCACATTCCAACATACTGACGTGTAACCGGATTATAATTTGTAGGGACTTTTAGGATTCTCCCCTTCGCATCCATTGCAACTTTAGCAACGTTTCCAAAAGTCTCAGCATCATACTGAAGACCCAATAATGCTGTATTTGGATAGCGTAATTTCGCATCGATCACTTCTGTTACAGCTGCAATATACATCTTGTCGCTGACATACTCTGAAGTTGAGTTCGGAGTAAGTCTGCGAACACGAACGAGCCAGCCTGAATCGGCTTTGGGTAAGTCAATACGATGTGGACGCTCATAATTATCAGATGTTTTATCTGAAATTTTTGCTCTTAATACTTCTGACCATGCTCCGCCATCAGTTTGCAAGTCCACCGCGTATTCAATGGTATAGCCAGTAACATCACCCGTTGTTGGGTCTTGGTTGCGTAGTGGACCCCAACGTAAACGTAAACGTACTGCATCAAGATCTAGGTTGTTAAAAGAGCGCACCCATGGTGTAGATGATTTAAGCTCTACGTCAATCGGGATTTCATTTTCAACTGCCGGGAAGCCTTCAATGTATTCCTGATCATTAGTACCATTTCTAAAATCAACTTTTACATTTTCAAAGTTAAGGCTTCCATCTGCATTCTGAAGTGGAGTTTCTTCTAAATAAATTGACTGAAGCCCATTTGCTAGCCCCTCAATTTCTCCTTCAGCTAATCCATATAAGACTTTAATATAAGTTTTTGACTGTGCAGAATCTGGAGAAATTACGGGTTGCCGTTGTTTTTTACTTCCCTTTTTTGCGCCTACTACTGCATTCATAAGAAATCTCACGCAATAAAAAAGGCGCTAGAAAGCGCCTGTTAATTAAAATTTACATCTGATCTTCAGGATATTGACCTGCGCTCACAATGAAGCCGCCGATTTCCCGTTGACCATAAAGAATTGGAACAGGATTACCTTGTGCAACGGTGGTAACTGCACCGCCAAAGCCCTTATTTGCTCTATTGCCGTCTTGGTTTTGATCTTGAGTATTATCAATTTTTGGCATGAGCATTGATGCAACCCCTCCCATAGCCATGCCAGCACCTGCACCTATCAATGCAACCTGAGCAGCCTGACCAATACCTGGTATAAATGAAGCAGCTATCAGAATCGCACCAAGTACAAGTTGCAAAATCCCATTATTGCCACCAGCCCCCATTACACGCGGGACGATATGAATAGTGTCTGCTTCAGTATTCATGTCTAGCTGCTCTTCACCGATGTTATCGCCGGTAATGAGCCGCTTAGTTTCGTGGTCATAAATCGCTGGGCGTTTCTTGCCTCGCTTATTACTTGAGTTCTTTGATTTTAAAAATACGGCAAAGCGTAGGCCCTGCTCATGTGCATGCAACATAAAATGTTCAAAGCCAGCAATCTGAACGGATAAAGCACGCATGGCTTCACGTGTATTTGCGACATCGAGCTTAAATTCACGACCGAACTTTTGTCCCAATACTCCATACAGCTTAATGGTTTTTAACATCTCGATGCCTCAATATCTTTACTGTTCGCTCTTGCCATTGTTGTCCATAAATTTCACGAACAGATTTACGATTATATGGATGATGAAGAATTAAGCTTGAACCTATGCATTGCTCAGTTTGCTCCGATTTAAGCTGTCCATTATTAGCCAGCCAAACAACCGCATGATTGGGATGTTCAGTACGCCCAACACGACAAACAAGCATATCGCCATATTGTGGTGTATCTACTTCATAGAAGCCTGCTTTTTCATAATTTTCAAGGTAAAGAGAAGGATGATCTTTATCCTCCCACCAAGCATCTTTTCGCTGAAAATCCAACAGCTCCACACCTAACTCACGGCTATAAAAATCACGAATCAGCGCGTAACAATCTTGCCAGCCATGAAAATAATTACGCCCCACTAAAGGGGCGCGATAACCGCGAGGTTCGTAGACTTGAAAATCCAGATCTGGATATGAGCAAATCACCCATGGTTTTTTATGCAGTTCAATTTGAATTAAATCTAATTCCGATGCTCTTGTTGTTCCATCTGGATGGGAATGCACATAAGCTAAGATTTCACCTTGATCTTCAGCATTTGCCAAATCCTCGGGATGAATTTCAAATTGATCAGATTGTTCGGCAATATTGCGACAAGCGATATATTGCTTATCAACAATCACACCACAGCATTCAAGCGGATAGCATTCATCAGCATGCGCAATGATTGCTTTTTTGGTTTTTGCTGTAAGTTTCATAAAACCTCACAATAAACTTGATGCAGGGAACCCGCCAAAAGGCAATGGCTTATTTTCACCAAATCGCAAGCGGCAAGACCGCAGGCGCCCACCACATCGATCAAGTGCCGGATTATCAGTTGGCTCATCTTTATCGGTGAACATTGCTACACCTGTGTAACCACATTCTTCGCCCCGGTACTTCCCGACCATGCACCAATGACAAAGTGAAGTAATTTGTCGAACTGGGATTTTCAAACCCTCAAAATCGATTGGATTGGACAGCTCGAAAGTCACTTGTTGTGCATTTTCAGATGTCTTTTGCTCGATGTACCAGATTTGCTCTTTTGATTCATTCGATGTAGTTGGATTACCTGCTGTAAAGTTCTCAGCATCTAAGTATTTAGCAAGTGTCGTAATGACTTTAAGCTTAGCCCCAGCAAAGTCTTTAAACTGCAAACAGTAAGCAGACACAGCATTTTGAATGCCGTTAATATTGTTCGCCATGCTTAAAGTGGGTGCTGAAGCTTTACCATCTGATCGCATTTCAAGCCCAGATACTTCCAAAGCCATAGGCTCAAAAACTTGACCTTGCCAGATAATATTTCGGTTCCATACCTTCTGGTCACCGGTATCAAAAATCTTTCCAATGCTTCCAGAGTCTGCACCGATCAATCCTTCAGACCCGATGGATGAGTAAATTTTCTCCCAGTCTTGAAAAGCGATATGCCCATGGAAACGTAAAATGCCAGCTCCAAGTGAGCTGGCATCTAGTTCATACAAATGAATTAATCCATCGACATATAGCTTCTGAAAATCACTATTCAGACTCATGAATTACCTCGTCATAGATTGGATTTCCATCTTTGTCTAAGACTGGCACATCATCAAAAATAGGATTTCCTTCACCATCAATAGCTTGAACCCATTCAAAAACTGGCTCACCATTTTCATTAATGACTGGTTGATTCGACAAAATAGGCGTACCGTTTTGATCAGTTTGAATGTGAGTTACTGGCTTTTTATAATTCTTGCCATCCACGATGACAGCT